CAGCGGCGCCTCCAGCTGCAGCGCCGGCTCCTGATCCGTTCGCCCTTATCGCGGCCTTACAGGCTGAAGTCGCGGCGCTGAAAAACGCACCGGCTCCTGAAGCGCCAGAAACGCCGGCCCCGCTCGCGCCGCTCTACAGCACGGACGAAGAGGCAGTTTTGGCCAAGTACCGCGAAGACTGGCCGGAAATCGCCCGCGGCGAAGCGCTGACCCGGCGTCAGGAGTTTGTGCAGCTGGCATCGTACATTTTCTCTCAGGTGGAAGCTCGGGTAGCACCGATCGAAGCTACCGCTGTTTCCAGTCAAGGCCATACCCAGTACAGCCAGATCGTCAGCCTGGTGCCGGATTACGACGCTGTGCGCGATCCAACGCTGGCGTGGATTCAGACCCAACCTGCGCGTTACCGCGATGCGTATCAGGGTATTGCGGACGAGGGCACCCCTGAAGAAGTGGCGCATTTGATCGGCATGTTCAAGGTGGCGACCGATTACGTGCCGCCTGCAGCCCCAGCGGCGCCATCACCTACGGCAGCGGCTCCTGCCGCCGCTCCAGTGGCGCCTGCTACCGGAGTACCGACGGTTTCCGCAGCAGCTGCAGCTGCCGCAAAAGCGCTAAAACCTGTAGTATCTGGTCGAAGCGAACCGGCGACCGCATCGGACCCCAATGATTTTGATGCTGCCTGGAGCGATTTTTCTAAAACCACCACTTAGGAGCTTTTATCATGGCCATGAACCGAACTTTCTTGCAGGGTATACTCTTGACGATCCAGGAAAAACTGGGTCTCAGCGCGCTCTGCGATGCGGTGGACGCTTTGCCGGCGAGCAGTACGACCGCATCCTCGGCTGAGGTCAGTTCGCTCACCAACCAGCCGGCTTCAGTTACAACTGCAACTACTCCTGGTACCGGCACCTGTGCGGTGCAGTTCACCTTCAAGGATGCCCAAGGTGTGGCGCTGAACCACGCGGTAGCGGGCGGCGCCTATTTCTCGAACTCGGCCGGCACTGCGTTTGCGGCTGCTACCAGTGGCGCGACCTTGACCAACGGGGCATGGAATGAATCGAAGGCTGGTGCTCTGGCGCAGTACATTACCACTGCGGCTGGGCTGCTCGGCGTGACGGTAACGGCCGCTGCCGGCACGTACTACATTTCTTTTGAGCTGCCGAATGGCAAAATCGTCACAAGTTCTGCTATAGTGTGCAACTAAGAACACCGTAATAGAAACAACAGCACTGTTCCACTCCTATACAAGCGGGTAAGTGGACTACACTGCGAAACCGCAAATTTGATGTAAAAGTCAGATGTAGTCCCACTCTTGAATAGGAGCATTTATCATGACTGCTGTTACCCAATACGGCGACATTTCGCCTCGCGTAGCCGCTTATGCGGTCTCGCAGCTCTTGAAACGGGGTATGCCTTATCTGGTTCTGGAGAAATTCGGCCAAACCTACCCTATTCCTACAAATGCAACTAAGGTTGCCAAGTTCCGGCGCTACTATCTGGTCGGTTCGACAGGCTCGGCTGGCGACGGCAATCCTGCAAACGCCTTCGGTGTTCCACTGGCGATCACTCCGCTGGTCGAAGGCGTGACTCCGACAGGTAAAAGCCTGACCAACACTGATTACACCGTCACGCTGGTGCAGTATGGTGACTTCGCAACCATCACTGACGTGGTGCTGGATACTGCCGAAGACCAGGTCTTGAATCAAATGACTGAATCGCTTGGCGAATCGGCTGCGCAGACTATCGAGACCATCCGGTACAACGTGCTGAAAGCCGGTCTGAACGTGTTCTGGGCCAATGGCGGTGTCCGCACTGCGGTCAATACCCCGATCACCCAGGCGTTGCAGCGTTCGGTCACGACTGGCCTTACCCGTCAGAATGCCAAGCGGATCACCCAGGTCGTCAAGTCGACTCCTGACTTCCGCACGGAGCCTATCGAAGCTGCGTTCATCGGTCTGGTGCACCCTGACCTCGAAACCGACATCCGCAACATGACCGGCTTTGTCCCAACCAAGCAGTACGGTACCGTGACCCCATGGGAAAACGAGATCGGCTCGGTTGAAACCGTCCGCTATCTGCAGTCGACCATTTTTGCCCCGTTCCCAGACGCTGGCGGCGCGAAAGGTCTCATGCGGTCGACAACCGGCGTGAACGCTGACGTGTATCCGGTGCTGTTCATTGGCCGCGACTCCTACGGGATCGTACCGCTGAAGGGCAAGGACTCCCTGGTACCGATGGTGGTCAATCCGAAGCCAGCGCCAGGCGATCCACTGGCTCAGCGCGGCACTGTTGGCTGGAAGGCCATGACAGCTTGCGTGATCCTGAACGACGCCTGGATGGCCCGTTTGGAAGTCGCGGCAACTGCTTAATGAACTGCGCCCCGGCTAGGCCGGGGTCGTTCTGACCATTCAAATTTCAGGAGTACGTCATGACAATCCTTACCCAAAAAACGTCCAACGCGGATGGTGTGGTCAACACCCAGTCGAGTGTGATTACCACGGATGGCACTGCTGCCGTGGCGACCACGTTCAACGTCGGCTTCACTCCCCGTTATGTCGCCTTCCAGAACATGACCACGCAGGTCATGGATGAGTTCTACGAAGGCATGGCAGTCGGTACGGCGATCCATACGGTTGCGGCCGGCACTCGCACGCTGACTGCGGCGCCGAACGGCATCACCATCGTCTCTGGCGGTTTTACGGTGGCAGCCGGCATCATGGCGGCATCGTCCACCTTGATTTATCGCGCCGAAGGCTAAGAGCGCTGGGGGGCGACCCCCAGTGTTATTTTATAGGTCAACTAGGAGCGATAGCCATGAGCGGCGATACTGTAGCGCGGATCGAAAAGCTGGAGAATGGCTACGAGGTAGAAATTTGCGACCCTAAGGTACAGGAAGCCAATCGAAAGCCCAAGACCGAATGGAAAGACCCGTGGAAGGGCTACGCTTTTACCACGAAAGAGGAAGTCATTACGTTCCTGACCGAGCATCTTGACTCTTTAAAACCCCCTCCTGACGCCGATGAAGAGTACGACAGTGCGTTTGCGCAGGAAGCATCTAAGGACGATTGATCATGGCTACGAAAGCAAAAACCTCAAAGGCAGCTACCGCTAAAGAAGCGGTATCGAAGCTGCCAGTCGCTTGGGGCGACGAAGGCAATCTGGAACTGTCCGGTGTGATTGACACTCCGGGTGAAGCCAAACCGGATGCTGTGGTAGAAGCGTTGGCCCGTGACGAACGGGTCAAGATTGTCCTGGAGGACAATGACAATACGCCGCCAGGTGGTGTGTTCGGAGGCTGCGATGGTCGTGGCTTTTTGATCCAGCCAGGCATTGAAGTCAATGTCCCTGAATCGGTGCTGCACGTTCTGGACTGTGCGATCATGTCCATCCCACTGGTCGATCAAGGCCGGCGCGTGGTGGGTTACAAGGACCGCCTGCGTTTCCCTTACCGCATCGTTACAGAGCGCCGGGCGGCGTAAGCCATGAATCTGGGGCAACAGCTCAGCGAGCTTCGCTTCAATATCCTCCGCGACAGATCGGACAAAATCGCGGGGGATACCGATTCTCTTTGGTCCGACGAAACCCTCCTGCTGTATATCGAAGATGCCGAACGGCGCTTCGCCCGTCAATCTCTTATCCTGCGCGATTCGTCGTCTTCGGCCCTCACCAACGTGACCCTGAAGCAGGGCGTGACCAACTACCCGCTGGATGAATCCATCTTAGCGGTTATTTCCGCTCGCTACGACACCGATACTTACGACCTGCAGCGTAGCGGCCATTCGCTGCTGTACCAGCTTAATTCGCCTGAGTTTTTGAACTGGGACGATGCCCTAACAGCCCAATACCCTCCTGGCAAGCCGTTGGCATACTATACAGATGAAAGTCTGGTGTGGGCCGACCAGAATCGGGTGTCGCTCTCTATCTTCCCGGTCCCTAGCGCGACCGAGGACGGCAAGGTGGTGCGGATGCGGATCATCCGCTTGCCTACCTCTTGCTACGACAGGGATCACCTGGATGAGAAATCCCAACTGCCCAAGGACTACCAACTTATCTGCCTGGAATGGGCCGCCTACCTGGCGCAGCGCACATTCGATGCGGATGCCGGCGCGCCTACGTCTGCGAACGACCACAAAAATACCTTCGATGCCGCTATCAAAGACGCGATCCGCGAGCGCAAGCGCATGATGTTTGCCAATGAGCAGATCAAATACGGCACGAACGGCTTCCGCTGGGTGAGGTAATCATGCCAGGTAACCTATCCCAGGAACGCGATCAGGATGTCGTAACATTCGAGAAATTCGCTGGCCTACGTAATGACGTGTCGCCGGAGCGGTTCGAGCCGGGCGATCTAGCCGTGGCGACCAACATCGATATCGACCAGAGCGGCCGGCTCAGCCGCCGCCAAGGTTTTACTTCAGCAGTGGCCGGTAGCGCGCATTCCCTGTGGTCGGATGAAACCGAGCAAATTGGCCTATATGTCGCAGGCAATCAGCTCATGTGGCTCAAGCCGGACCTGACCCATGTGGCAATCAAGAACCTCACGAATGCCGCGGCCAGGATGGCGTACTGGGGCGTCAACGATCGGGTCTACTTCAGCAATGGCATGGATTCTGGCGTATTCGAAGCTGGCGCCGTGCGGAGCTGGGGGCTGCCGGTACCGCCTCTACCGGGGGTCTCGACCACCGTGGGTTACATGCCGGCCGGTATCTACCAATTCGTTGTCACGTACTTTCGCAATGACGGGCAAGAATCCGGCGCCGACCTGGCGGGGGCTATCAGCGTTTCGGCCGGCGGCGGGTTGAACTTCACGATGCCAGTATCGAGCGACCCTACCGTGACACAGAAAGGGCTGTACCTGACGACGCCCAACGGCGGCGATTTGTTCCTGGCGATGACGGTGCCGAATAGCCAGGTAACCGCTTCCTATACCAACGACACCACAGAGCTGGAGCTGCCGCTCAATACGCAGTTTTTCAGCGCGCCGCCGCCGGGCCAGGTTGTGGCGTACTACCGTGGGCGTATGTATGTGGCTGCGGGCGACGTGATCTACCCGTCCGTGGAGTATGCTTACGAGCTATTTGACCTGCGGCTGAACATCCTCATGAGTGGCCAGGTGACGATGCTGGCGCCGATGGAGGATAAAGAGCGCGGCGGGGAAGGTCAGCATAGTGGTTTCTTCGCTGGTACCGACGAAAGTTGCGGTACTATCGTCGGGTCGGAACCCCAGGACTTTCAGTATGTCCACAAGATGGCCTACGGCGCCATTGCGGGAGCAATTGATTACGTTGATGGCGCGCTGTTCACCGATGGGTCTGCCACTACGCGCCCTTTGCCGATGTGGCTCACCACGCAAGGGCTGTGCATCGGTATGCCAGATATGGAAATTAGAAACCTGACCCGGACGAAATTCAATTTCGCGGCTTCCGGTCAAGGTGCAGCGCTTTTTATGCCGGAGCAACAACGCTTTATCGCCAATTCAAATCTTTAGGAGAATATCATGACCGCACGTTTCTCGACGGGCTTCCGTAACGCGATCAACAAAGAGGGCGGTATCGACAGCTCGCTGCGTAACGGCTCGATCACCATTTACACCGGCACGCAGCCGGCTACTGCCGACGCCGCCGCTACTGGCACGCCGCTGTGCCTGCTGACCAATAATGCCGGCGCCTTGACGTATGAGGTGCAGGCATCGGGCAATATCACGCTGACAGGCGGCGCCTCCGGTTCGCTCAATACTCTGACCGTAAACAGCGTCGATATCCTGGGTGCTTCGGTACCGTTCAATAGCACCTTGACCCAGACGGCAGCTGACATCGCATCGCAGATCAACCGTTTCAAGTCGGAACCCGACTATATCGCCACGTCGTCAGGCGCCGTGGTCACTATCCTGGCGCTCCCAGGCAAGGGCACAGCACCGAACGGTTTTGTCGTGGCGCAGACTACAACTACGTTGACTGCTACTACCGGCAATATGGCGGGCGGCGTCGCGCCGGTCAATGGCCTGCTGTTTGACCAGTCGATCGCAGGCGTACTGTCGAAGCTGGCAACGCAGACATGGAGCGGCGTCAACGGTGCAGCAGGCAGCGCCGGCTGGGCGCGTTTTCACGGGTCCGTAACCGATGCCGATGCGCTTGATTCGACAGGGCAGTTCATTCGGGTTGATGGCGCTGTGGCTACGTCGGGTGCCGAGTACAATTTCAACTCGGTGGCCTTTGCCAGTGGTGCGACAACCACACTGGCGAACTGGAGCATCACTATCCCTGCGCAGTAATCTGCAATGGCAAATGCGGCTGCACTCACCCTCCCAGTACCGACCATTCTTGCGTATGGCGTCGGTAGCTGGGGAAGTGCGGCCCTGACGCTTCCTCCGATAGTTCTTTCCGCCGGTACTACCCCCAATATTCAAAGCGGTGTGTTCACGCTGCCTACCCTATCGTTTTCCGCAAGAGGTATCACCGGCTCGGTCGGTAGCGCATCGCTTGTAATGCCTACGCTACGTATATCGGCAGGTGATTCGACAGGCGTTATTACACTACCTGTGCCAAAAATAGTAGCCTCTGGCCTGACTGGGGTATCGGGAATAGCCAGCCTTGTGATGCCGACACCGTCGTTGGTAGCGTATGGCCCTTCTGCCGCTGGCATGACGCTTCCCGTGCCGGTATTAGGTGCAACGGGCGAGACGGGTTTGGTCGGCACCGCAAACTTGCGTCTGGTGGCGCCGGTTCTGGTATCTTCCGGCACAACGCAATACCGGGCTTCGGCTGCTCTTACGCTGCCAGTTTTTACTTTGGCTGCATCCGGCAAGGTAGGCGCAGTAGGTTCGATGAATGCCACACTGCGAGGCATCGCTTTGGCCGCTTCCGGCGCGACCGGAGTTATCGGTTCTGCGCAACTCACGTTGCCAGTGATGCGGATCGACGGTGAAGGCTATCAGAATGTCACTGGATATGCGCAGATAACGGTGCCGATGCTGGTGATGCAGGCAACTGGCCATACGCCGGAAAATGTCGCAGCCAATACCATCGTGATGCACACGGAAAATATGGCCTTGACGCAGTATCAGGGCTACAACTTCAACAGCTTTGCGAGATTCAACGGGCTGTACCTCGGGGCCAGTGCGAATGGTATTTTTGCGCTGACCGGAGAAACGGATAACGGCGTAAATGTAGACGCGGTTGCGCGCATGGGCACGACCGATCTCAGTACGTCGCACCTCAAGCGGATCGACCGCTGCTATGTCGGATACCGGACCGATGGTGACCTGGTTTTGCGCGTCTATA